GCGCCGTGACCGCCGCCATGCGCGAGGCTGGAACCGGGTTGAAGTCGGCCTGGCGGTTGCAGATCACCGGCGCGGGGCTCGGCACACGGCTGGCCAACTCGATCCGGAGCCAGAACTTCCCGAGGTCGGGCGAAAGCCTCGATGCGGCCGCGCTGGTCTGGTCGAAGGCCCCTGTCATCGTCGGCGCGCACGACACCGGCCCGCTGATCCGCTCCAAAGACGGGTTCTGGCTGGCGATCCCGCTGCCCGCCGCAGGCAAATCCCTGCGCGGCGGCCGGGTCACGCCCGGCGAATGGGAGCGACGTCGCGGGCTGCGCCTGCGCTTCGTCTATCGCCGCACCGGTCCGAGCCTGCTGGTGGCGGAGGGGCGGCTGAACACGAAGGGTCAGGCGGTGGTGTCGCGCTCGAAGACCGGACGCGGCAAGGTCACCGCGCCGATCTTCCTTCTGGTGCCGCAGGTCAAGCTGCCGAAGCGGCTGGACCTGGCACGGGATGCGGACCGGGCGTTGGACGGTGTGCCCGGGTTGATCGTCGCGAACTGGGTCGAGGGGCGGCTCTGAGGCGCGAGTGGTCGCGCGGAGGGCCTCACGGGTCCTCCGCGCGTTTCTCAGCCGCGGGGCGGGAACGGGTCGTTTCCGTAGCTGTTACGCTCGCGGATCCGGCCGTCACGTCCGTGGATCAGAACTTCGCTCTGCTGGTTGCGCGCAATCTCGGTGGCCCGATTGATTGCTTCGGCCTGAGTGCCGTAATGCGCCGTGTCGCGGTTGTTCCCGGCGCCAAGGACTGCCCAACCGTCCTCGCGCCGAACCACGTGCTGGTTCTTGCCTGCCATGCCCATCACCTCCTTTCGCTGGCATGGCTACGATGTGGTGTGCGGCAATCGAACGTTCAAGTAAGAATTTGACGTTATGGTTCGATCAGCCTATCTTGTGTCCACGTGGGGGCCGGGAGAAGCCCGACACGCACACCGAGGAACCGACATGAACCGCACCGAAATGTCTCGTCGATTGAGGGAGGCACGAGAACTCGCATCAATCAATCAGGGCGAAGCCGCCGAAGCGCTCGGCCTTCCCCGTACGGCCGTCACTCAGATCGAAGGAGGAAACCGTGCAGTGTCCACCATGGAACTTGCGCGACTTGCGGACCTCTATCGTCGTCCGGTCAGCTGGTTCCTGGCAGACGCGCCGGATACCGAGGAGGACGTCGTCGTGGCGCTGCATCGAATTGCCCCCGGGCTCGACGCAGATCCGGAGGTGCGGATCGAGGTGGACCGCTGCGTGCAAATCTGCCGCGAAGGTGTCAGCCTGGAGAGCTTGCTGGGGCGCGAGGAGCGGGATGGGCCGCCAGCATATCGTGAGCCCGTACCGAGATCGACCGGGGAAGCCGTCGCTCAGGGCGAGCGTGTGGCTGAACAGGAACGAAGGCGACTTGAGCTTGGAAGCGCACCGATTGCCGACGTGACGGAATTGCTCGGCGATCAGGGAATCTGGGCATCGGTCGTCGATCTCCCGCACACCATGTCTGGCTTGTTCCTGCATCATCCGAGCATCGGCATGGCAGTGCTCGTGAATTCGGGCCATGTACGCGCCCGCCAGCGCTTCTCGCTGGCGCACGAGTACGCGCACGCCCTCATGGATCGGAACAGGGTCGTCGGCGTCAGCAGCGCGGACAACAGCCGCGAAAGGATCGAACAGCGCGCTAATGCTTTCGCCGCCGCCTTCCTGCTTCCCGAAGCGGGCCTCGAAGAGGAACTGCGCCAGCTAGGGAAGGGCCAGCCGGCGCGCACTGATCAGATCGTCTTCGATGTGGCGACCGGCGGCAGCATTCAAGGCCAGCTGCGTCCGGCGCCGCGCTCCCAGACGATCGGCTTTCAGGACGTCGCTTTCATCGCGCACAGGTTTGGAGTGAGCTATCAGGCGGCGGTCTATCGTCTGAAGAGCCTTCGCTACATCAATCAACCGGAGAGCGTCCTGCTTCTGTCATCCGAGCAGGAGGAGGCCGGGAGAGACTATCTGCGCGCATTGGACCTGTTCGATGATCTCGAGGAGCCGGTGAGTGGCAAGAGAGGAACCCGAGAGCTTCGGGGCCGCGTGGCGCATCTGGCGCTCGAGGCGTATCGTCTCGGCGAAATCTCCCGAGGACGACTTCTCGATGTGGGCAAGACCGTCGGCGTTGACGGGCGCAAGCTGCTTGAGCTTGCGGAAGCAGCGCGAGCCGAGTGACGCCCACGATGCCTGCGCCGCCATCTATCGTTCTCGTCACCGACACGTCCGTGCTGGTCAACTTTCTCCGAATCGACCGGATGGATCTGATCCGGGATCTCTCGCCACAGTTCCTGATCACAGACCATGCCGCTGGCGAAATCATCGACGTGTACGGAGACCAGTTGGCCCGTTTCGAAGCCGCGGTTGCCGCAGGATGTTGCGAAGTCTGCCGTGTGGAGGACGAAGCTGCCCTGGAGATGTTCGGACAACTGACTGGCACGCAACGCCTCGGCATCGGTGAAAGCGCCACCATCGCACACGCCATTTCGATCGGCGCCGGTCTCGCTCTGGACGATAGGCGCGCAGCTAACGAAGCGCGTCGCATCAATGGCGGTCTCGTGGTTCTCGGGACCGTCGATCTGACGGTTCAGATGATTGTCGAAGGCCTTCTGAGCGTCCAGGAGGCCGACGCCATCAAGGACGACTGGGCAGCGAACCACCGGTTCAGATTGAAGATCGCGAGCTTCGGCGACCTTCTCTGACCTTTTTGTCGGTTCCACACGAAGACGGAAACATGCCCACCCCTCGCGAAACCATCCTCGCCGCGCTGCACGCGCGGCTTTCGGCGCTGCCCGCCACCGCCCTCCGCGGCGAGGTGCTGCCAGAGCGCGTGCCGACCGAGGGGCTGCTGATCCTGCGCGACGGCGAGCCCGGAGAACCGGATGTGACGCTGTCGCCGCTCGCCTACCATTACCAGCACCGCGCCGAGATCGAGGCGGTCGTGCAGGGCGCCGACCGTGACGCAGCCTTCGACACGCTGACTGCCAGCATCGGCACGGCGCTCGCCGCCGACCGCACGCTGGGCGGCCTCTGCGACTGGGTCGAGGCGGAAGCGCCGCGCCCGGTCGATCTGCCGGTCGAGGGCGCGGCAAGCCTGAAGGCCGCCGTGATCCCGGTCGTCCTGCACTATTCAACGGCCGACCCACTGGCCTGACCCAACCGACCACAGGAGACGAACATGGCACGAGCCCAGGGGGCGCGGGCGCAGATGGCGCTTGCGTTCGAGACGACCTATGGCACGCCGCCCGCCAGCGGCTTCACCCGCATGCCTTTCGCCAGCACCTCGCTCGGAGCCGAGCAGCCGCTGCTGAACTCCGAGCTTCTCGGCTACGGCCGGGATCCGCTGGCGCCGATCAAGGACGCGGTCACGGCCGACGGCGATGTCGTCGTGCCGCTCGACGCCGAGGCCCTCGGCTTCTGGCTGAAGGCGGCGTTCGGCGCGCCAACGACGACGGGGGTGGAAGCGCCGTACACCCACGAGTTCCAGTCTGGGTCCTGGACGCTGCCCTCGATGTCGATCGAGACCGGCATGCCGGAGGTGCCGCGCTACGCGATGTATTCCGGCTGCGTCCTCGACCAGATCACCTGGCAGATGCAGCGGTCTGGCCTGCTGACCGCAACGGCACGGCTGGTGGCGCAGGGCGAGACGGTGGGCACGACCACCAGCGCCGGAACCGCGGCCGCGCTGGAACTGAAGCGCTTCGGCCATTTCAACGGGGCGATCACCCGCAATGGCACCGCCCTCGGCAACGTGGTCTCGGCCGAGATCACCTATGCCAACAATCTCGACCGGATCGAGACGATCCGCTCGGACGGGCGCATCGACGGTGCGGACCCAAGCATCGCGGCGCTCACGGGTCGGATCGAGGTGCGCTTCGCCGACCAGACGCTGGTGACGCAGGCGATCAACGGCGAGGCCTGCGAGATGGAATTCGCCTACGTCCTGCCCTCGGGCGAGAGCTTCACCTTCACCGTGCACGCCGTCTACCTGCCGCGCCCGCGCATCGAGATTTCCGGGCCGCAGGGCGTGCAGGCGACCTTCGACTGGCAGGCCGCGCGCGACAGCACTGTCGGCCGGATGTGCACAGCAATTCTCGTGAACGACGTGGAGACCTATTGATGCTGACGCTCGACCTGACCAACGCTCCGCGCTGGCACGATCTCGCTACCGGCGTCCGCGTGCAGCTCCGCCCGCTGACGACCGCCCTGATGGTCGCGACGCGCAGCGACCCCGCCATCGAGGCGGTGCCCGAGGAGGCTTCCGACGAGGAGCGCGCGGTTGCCTTCGCCAAGGCGCTGGCGCGACGGGCTGTGCTCGGCTGGGAGGGCATCGGCGATGCCGACGGCAACCCGATCGATCCCAGCCCCGAGTCCATCGACGCGCTGCTCGACGTCTGGCCGATCTTCGAGGCCTTCCAATTGACCTACGTGTCCAAAGGCCTGCTGCTGGAACAGGAAAAAAACGCCTCCGCGCT